TGCGTAAAAATAATGTATATTCACACATAGTTGACTTGACGCACGGCAACAGGAAAAAGACTGACAGGATTATCTGGAGTCTCCAAGGACGGTTTGAGCATGGGCGTATTGTGCTGAACTCTGAGGAAGATTGGGATGAATTCAAAGATCAACTCTTGATGTTTCCAGCCCTTGGTGTTCATGATGATTTATGCTTTGTAGCTGGAACATTGATTTCCACACCATGCGGCAATAAACCAATCGAAACCTTAAAGGTTGGTGATTGGGTTGATACACCAATTGGCGCAAGACAAGTCATAGCCGCACAATTGACAAATAGCCAAGCACAGGTATATGCCTTAAATAGTGGATTGGTTGGAACTGGCGGTCATCCTGTGATGACAAATAATGGATGGAAACCATTGTGCGAAATCAATAAAGATGATATTATTGTGTATCAACACAATAAGGGGTTATCATGGGTTTCCCAACTAAAGAGGGCGTGGTTCGTGAGTCGGTTTACTTCAATGGATACAAGTACAACCGTTACCCAGAATCCAAGAAAGAGGCTCACCGCAAGTATTTCACCAAGTCTGGCGGTCGTGGGTTGCTTCACAGGCACGTTTGGGAGTTCCACAATGGAGCAATACCAGACAAATGCCAGATACACCACAAAGATAAGAACTACCTCAATAACGACATTTCAAACCTTGAGTGCCTTAGCGTCAAGGATCACAAGTTGGAGCATATTGCCGAAATCAGGGAAAGAGCAACATCACCAGAGCGACTTGTTCATCTTGCCAATATCAGGGGTATGGCGGCTGCTTGGCATGGGTCAGCAGAAGGATTGGCTTGGCATAGCAGCAATAGTAAAAAGTCTTGGGAGAGTAGGGTTAAGGTTGAACATACTTGCAAGGAGTGCGGTACAAAATTTGAGTCCCTCAAGACTTCAAGAATTTATTATTGCTCTGGTAAGTGTTCGGCAACGGTCTGGAGGCGTGAACATCCAGACTATTACACGGCTAAAGGCAAGGCATCCCGTCTATAACTTGACAGTTGTAGATGCAAATTGTTATTATGCAAACGGGATATTAGTGCATAATTGTGATGCCCTTTCCTACATTGACCAACTGGCTGTAACCTCATACTTCCAAGACGATCAAGAAGATGAGTGGGAGCCTCTAGATATAATTTCGGGGATTTAAATGGCAACAGAAGATAGCTTCGACATATTTGGTAGTGACCCCTTTGGGCGTGACTATTTGTATGGGCTATCTACTGGTCGTGAGAGATTGGGGCTTCAGTCGCCCCCACAAGGTTTGCAGTTAGACACCAGACCTTATGACCAGATGCAAGCAACACCAAGAGGGTTCACCTCTGGTCTGTTTTCTGATGTCTTGGGTCGTACCTTTGATATGCCAGCGTTGCCTAGAACTGGTATTCCCGCCCTTGATTTGTTTGCGCCTAATATGAATGCGTTTAACAGGTTGTCTTTGGGTGATGTCCAAAAGACTGCTGAACGCATCTCCTATGGTGAGCCTTTGACTACTGGCTCTGGAATGACATTGCGCCCAAGGGATGAAACGATCTTTGCTGGGATGGCGGTTGCGCCTTTTGTTGGTGAAGCGGCCTCCCTTGGTGCAAGGGCTGGTCGTGCAGGTGCAAGGATGGTAGGTCAGGGCATTGCTGAGAATGTGGCGATGGGTAGACCCAATCTGCCTAGTATGTTTGCTGAACCAAGATCATCATTGTTTGCGGTTAAGCCTGGTCCAAGCATGGCGGCGGCTGATGAGTCATCTGCGATGCGGCAACAGTTAACTGGCAAGATGCAAGCATTGCTGGCGCAAAAGAAAATGGCAACCTCTGCTGTAGAGGTCGGAGCAATTAACCAGCAGATTGGCAAGTTGCAAGCACAGTTCAAGTCTTTGCCCGCGGTGGGCAGGGTTGCTAGAGAAGTTGTTGCGCCTCAGATTACAGCACCAGTGTCTGATCTAGGGTTCTACTCAGCGGCTGAACAAGCGGCAATGAACTTGGAGAGAAGCAAGGGTACTGGTCAGTCTTTCCTTAATGACTTGATGAATGCGCCTGATGTTAAGAAAGATGAGCTGTCTTGGATTGGGTTGGATGACTTCCTCAAAGACAAGCCTAATGTCACCAAGCAAGAGGTACAAGACTTCATTGCAAGCAACAAGATTGATTTGCAAGAGGTGAGGTTGGGTGGTAATGAGCAACCAAGCCAAGATTTATTGAATTGGATGAGTGCAAGAAATATTAGTCCACCGAGAAATCCTGAAGGATGGCAGGAACTTAGTCAAAAATTAGAATCTTATGCACAACAACACCAAAAGGCTCAAGGATCACCAGAAGCATCTCAGAGATATTTCACATTAAGCGAAGAAGCTGGTCGAATTTCAGAAGGGCTAGATGCTGGCGGTTCATCTAGTGGTGCTACCAAATACCAAAAATACCAACTTGCTGGCGGTGAGAACTATCGTGAGATTTTGCTGAAGTTGCCGCAAAAGGAAACAAGAACTCCTAATATGATTGAGTATGAAAAACTTGGTCAGCAAATGTTTGGCGGGGCTTTAAATCCAACAGAAAGAGCAAGATTAGATGAATTAGAAAATCTTCTTTCTAGAGAAGAAAGGTCAATGGCTCTTAGCGGTGGTAAATCCAAAACATCTGTTTACCAATCCTCTCACTTCAATGAACCCAACATCCTAGCCCACATTAGGGTCAACGACCGTGTAGATGCTGATGGCAAGAAGATGCTACTAGTTGAGGAGATTCAATCTGATTGGCATCAAGCTGGCAGGGAAAAAGGGTACAAAGGAAAAGGAACATTAAAAGAATTGCCAGATAATTATTTTGTACAAGAACTAAAAACTATTGATGGCGATACCATGTATGTGGTTAGAGATAGCATCAATCCAAGCGTTATTATTAACAAAGATTACAACAGACAGAGTGCTATCAATGGCGTTATAAATGAATTAAATGCCTCATCTGCTGGTGGAGTACCAGACGCACCTTTCAAAGACACTTGGTATCAACTCTCCTTAAAGCGGATATTGAAATATGCCGCTGACAATGGGTATGAGAGGGTTGGGTTGACTACTGGTAAGCGTCAGGTTGAAAGATTCTCAGATGAATTACGCCAGAATGTTGACCAAATTGATTTTTCTTCTGGGTATCCAAATCAAAATACTACAACAATTACTGCGACAAAGAATGGACAATCAACCTTTGAGGGTAACGTAGTAGATGGTAAATTTATTGATGGGTCAGCTAGAGGTAAAACCATAGATGAAGTATTAGGAAAATCCATTGCTCAAAAAATTCAAAGCCATGACCCATCTCAAGGGTTGGGAACGATCAAAGGCGATGACCTTACCATTGGCGGCGAGGGGATGAAGAAATACTATGATGAGATTTACCCCAAGTTTTTAGAAAAGTATGGCAAGAAATGGGATGCTGGTGTTGGTGAGACACAAATTACGACTGATTACGCACGGGATGCAAGTGGCATACCCGCACAGCGTCCATCAAAAGAACCCATCCGCTACATCGACATTACGCCTAAAATGAAAGAGGGCGTTAAAAAGGGTCAACCATTGGCGGCTGCGGAGCAAACACCTGAGATGCTTGCATCTGGCGGTCTTGACTATGCTGACCCCTTTAGGAATCCACTGTTAGAAAGTTCAATTGGATAAATTATGGCAAAAGATAAAGAAGTCAAACTTGAACAAAACGAATTTTATGAGCCTACTGAGGCTGATGAAGAACTGACAGATTTTGTTACTGACCATTGCAACAGATGGCGTGATTACAGAGACACCAACTTCCTCCCTGATTGGTTGGAATACGAGCGTATCTTCCGTGGTCAATGGGCATCTGAAGACAAAACCCGTGAGTCTGAGCGCAGTCGAATCGTAACTCCTGCAACTCAGCAAGCAGTTGAGACTCGTCACGCTGAGATCATGGAAGCTATCTTTGGTCAAGGTGACTTCTTTGACATTGAAGACAATATCCAAGATGTAAACGGGAATCCTATTGATGTTGAGATGATTAAGGCTCAACTTACTGAGGATTTCAAGAAAGACAAAATCAGAAAAGCTATCGACCAGATCGAATTGATGGCTGAAATCTATGGGACAGGTATCGGCGAGATTGTTGTTAAGACTGAAACTGAGTATGTTCCCTCGACTCGACCTATTCCTAATCAGCAGGGTCAGGCAGCTATTGGCGTGATGGAGCGAGACAGGATTGCTGTCAAGATCATGCCTGTTAACCCCAAGAACTTCTTGTTTGACCCTAACGGCACAAGCATTGATGACTGTATGGGCGTGGCTATTGAAAAATACGTTTCAATTCATAAGGTTGTGCAGGGTATTGAACGTGGAATCTACCGGAAAGTGGACATTGGTACTGCCAGTGAAGACACTGACCTTGAGCCTACCCAAGAAGTAAGCCAGTATCAGGATGAGAAGGTTCTTTTGTTGACTTACTACGGGTTAGTTCCCCGTGAGTTTCTTGAGAACATGAAAGAAAACAAGGATATTGTTGAATTGTTCCCTGAAAACTCAGCGGCAGAAGACTACACCGACATGGTTGAGGCCATTGTCGTGATTGCCAATGATGGAATGCTCTTAAAGGCTGAAGAAAATCCATACATGATGAAAGACAGGCCAGTTCTGTCTTACCAAGACGATACTGTGCCAAATCGCTTACTTGGTCGTGGAACCGTCGAGAAGGCCTTCAATATGCAAAAGGCTATTGATGCTCAGACCCGCAGCCACTTAGATTCACTGGCATTGAGTACCTCCCCCATGATGGCAATGGATGCAACTCGCTTGCCCCGGGGCATGAAGTTTGAGGTAAAGCCCGGAAAAGCTATTCTGGTCAATGGTTCTCCTAGCGAAATTTTGTATCCATTCAAGTTTGGACAGACTGATCCAAACAACCTTGCAACTGCCAAAGATTTTGAACGAATGTTGCTACAAGCGACAGGAACTCTAGACTCCAACGGCATGATTTCTCAATCTAGTCGTGATGGTGGCGGGATGTCGATGGCGGTTGCCTCCATCATCAAGAAATACAAACGTACATTGGTGAATTTCCAAGAAGATTTCTTGATCCCATTCATCAAGAAGGCTGCTTTCAGGTTCATGCAGTTTGATCCAGAGCGTTATCCCTCTGTTGACATG